CCTCTTTGATTTCCCCGAACCAGCCTGAACCAGTCGGAACCGAGTCTGATCGACCAGAATTTGGGCGCACTGAGCCAAGATTAGAAACACCTTCGGATGCGGTGGATTCGTTTGGTGCTGAGGTTGCAGCTCTTGCTCAGTCAGTTTTGAAGATCACTCTGATGCCGTGGCAGGTGCGGGCGTTAACTGGGATGTTGGGTCACGATGGCACCGGGCGACTGTGTGCAAATGAAGCCGTGATTGGTACGGGCCGTCAGAACGGTAAGTCTTGGATGCTTCGAGCACTTTGTGCAGGCTGGGCACTTAAGGGACCTGAGTGGTGGGGTCGTCCGCAGGAAATTCAGATTGTGGCCAACAAAAAGAAGCGTGCTATGGAAACTTGGCGTTTCTTGGCTAACACTTTTGAGAAACTTGATTTGGCTACGGTGCGCCGCACTAACGGTGACGAAGCGATTCTGTGCCATAACGGGTCCGTCATTTCGATGGGTGTCGCTCGCGCCGATGAGCATGGTGGCAGTCCAGATCTTTTGTGTGTGGACGAATTGTGGGACATCAGCCCTGAAGTGTTGTTTGATGCGTTTAGGCCGTCGCAGATCGCGCGTCCGAATCCGTTGCTGGCGTGTTTCTCTACTGCTGGTGACCAGTCGTCCACGGCGATGCAAATGCTCAGAGAACAGGCGTTGCACGCAATTGATAAAGGGATCACAAACGGGATTTACTGGTGTGAGTGGTCGCCTCCACCGGGTGTGAATATGGAGGACCGCCAGTGGTGGCCGTGGTCTAATCCTGCGCTGGGTACGACGATTCAGTGGCGTTCATTGGAAAAGGCTTTTGCTGGTCCTGATCGTGGCGCGTGGCTTCGTGCCCACGGAAACCTTTGGATTGCGTCGGCTGATTCGTGGCTACCGTTTGGTCTGTGGGCTGATCGAGTGACACAAGTACCGATCCCAGACGGCGGGATTTTGTGTGTGGACAACTCGTTAGATAACGACACTCTTTACTGCGGAGTTAGGGCTGTCGCGCATGAAGGTGGTGTGATCGTTACGACAGAATTTGTGGTTGATTCGCAGTCGCAAATGTGGGCTGAAGTAAACCGTGTTATGCAGAACCGCGAGATTCAGTTACGCATCAATCCGACATTGCATCCGCACACTCCGCCTGACTTTGTGCGCCGCACACAGATCGTCGGCTATAAGGAACTGAAAGCAGCAACACCGATTTGCCGTGGCATGATCTTGGAGGACAAGTTGCGTCACACTGGCGAGATCGCACTATCTGAACACGTCACCAGAGCGGTACAGGTCAAGGTGGACGACGGCGCACCGCTCAGTTCACAAAAGTCACCCGGTCCGATCACCCTTGCTCGTTGCATGGTGTTCGCAGCTGCTGAAGCAGGCCGTCCGACTCGATCATCTCGCGCCGCTTTCGCTTTCGGGTAGGGGTACTTACATGCGCGAATAATATGTGAGAGACTCGGCAGGTATGGGAATTTTTGGAAGCAAGAAAGTAAACGCCACCCCCGCGTTCGCTTCTGTTCCCGTTCAGGCCGCCGCAGGTGCGGCCTCGCAGGTAGGCGAGTATTATGCGTACTCTGTCGGGGAGTTGCAGAGGCTCGCTCTATCTGTGCCTACCGTTTCTCGTTCCGTTCAGATGATCGCATCCATGGTCGGATGCTTGGAACTCAAGCATTACACGACCCAGTGGACTGGCGAAGAATATGAAGAGATCTATTTGGAGAACGAGTCGTGGATGGATCAACCCGATCCGCGCGTCACTCGAAACTTTATTTTCTCGCAACTAGTCAGTGATCTCATGTTGTGGGGTCAAGGCTTTTGGTACATCACCAGCCGATCCTCTGCCACAGGCCGTCCGCTTTCGTTTGAATGGCTCCCCGCGTCAATGATTAGTTTGGGCGACCAGCAAACCGCACAGCGTTTCGGCCCATCAAACGACATCATGTTCAACGGTGTACAACTGAACACTGATGACGTCGTTCAATTCTTGGCACCGACACAAGGTCTGCTCTATACGGGCAACCGTGCCATTATGACTGCAATCAAACTTCAGCAGTCCGCTGATCGTTTTGCTGTCAATGAGATTGCTGCCGGGTGGCTTCAACAGACCGACGCCTCCGAACCAATGTCCGCTGAAGATCTGAGTGAACTTGCAGCTGCTTGGCGTAACGCCCGTCAAGTTGGTGCCATTGGCGCATTGAACAGCGTGGTGACATTCAAGGAATATTCGAGCGACCCGAACAAATTGCAACTTGTTGAGTCGCGCCAGTTCCAAAGTCTTGAACTTTCGCGTGCAACGGGAATTCCACCGTACCTTCTCGGTATCGGGGTGCCCGGCTCATACACTTACCAGAACGCGCAACAAGCACGCCAAGACCTTTACCTGTTCGGCGCAAAACAGTACATGGACGCAATCGAGCAGACACTCAGCATGAACCAAATTCTGCCCCGTGGACGGTACGTCGAATTTGATATTTCTGACTACATCTACGAAAACGATCTAGGAAATGTTGAGCGCGAACCGTCCGCAACAGAACGAACATCTGAGGAGATTTCATGATTCGCTTTCACGCAGAAATTCCGACACTGGATTTCGCAAAATCAGAAGATGACGCACCCGCGAGCATTTCGGGAATTGCGGTGCCTTGGGCCCCAGTTACCGCAGTAGTTTTGGGCGGTCAGCGTGTGGCTTTTGAGCGAGGTGCTTTTGATGTTAATCAAAAAGCCGCCAAACTTATTGAGGGCCACGACCTAACGCAGTTGCGTGGCATTGTTAACGCTCTCGCCGATATGGAAGAGGGCCTTGGCTTCACCGCAACCTTTGCAAAGACAAGAGCCTCGGCAGATTCGGTCGAGTTGGTGCGTAGCGGTGCTTACGATGCGGTGTCCGTAGGAGCAGAAATTCAGGAGTCGTATTACGACAAAGAACTGAAAGCCACCGTCGTGACTCGCGCTAATCTCGTCGAATTGTCATTGGTCGCCGTTCCAGCGTTTTCGGGCGCAGAAATACGCGACCTAGTTGCTCAAGCCGACGAACCCGACGAAGAAACCCCAACAGAAACAACCCCAACACCATCCGAGGAGGATGAAACCATGTCAGAACCCACAACCGTTGAAGCCGCAATCGCGACTCAACCGATCTACGCAACCGCCAAGCGCGAATTCAAATTGCCGTCCGTCAGCGAATACATTTCTGCATTTGTTCGCGGTGGCAGTGACTTCGCTCAACTCAACGAAAACATTCGTGCCGCCGCTCCAAACGTGACGACCACTGATGTGCCCGGTGTGATCCCGACGCCCATCGTACAAAATGTGTTCAACTCGTTTGTAGGTTCCCGCCCTCTCGTGGATGCCACCACGTTGCGCCCCATGCCGCAGGGAGGCTCAGTCTTCATCCGCCCTGTAGTGAATGTCCACGGGACCATCGGTACTGCTACGCAGAACACCACCATCACCGCATCGGCTTTCGGCATTGATGACATTCAGATCACCAAGACCATCCAAGGCGGATACGTTGAAATCAGCGAAGCCGCAATTGACTGGTCACAGCCTGAAGCACTCGGACCGTTGCTTGATGACATGGCCCGCGTCTACGCAGACCGCACCGACTTGCTCGCCTGCTCGGAATTGCAGACTGGCACCACCAACAGCAACAACTTCGCGAACGCATCACTTGCTGACCCGGCTTACTGGGTTGAGTGGATGTACACCGCAGCTGCTGACATTTTGACTGGCTCAAATGGCAACTTGCCTTCCATTCTCGCTGTGTCACCAAACGTCTGGAAATTGATGGGTAGTTTGTCCGATTCACAGGACCGTCCGTTGTTCCCACAGGTCGGCCCAATGAACGCTTACGGTTCACTCAATGTCGCATCAACCCAAGGCGCATTTGCTTTCGGTTTGCGCGTCGTCGTTGACCGCAACTTGGACTCGGCTGGCATGACCATCCTTGATCCGCGTGCCCTTGAGTCATATGAAATGGCCAAGGGTGCAATTTCGATCGAAAACCCATCACAATTGAGCAGGCAAATAGCCTTCCGTGGCTACTGGGCATCCAAGGTCATTGACCCCACACTCACCATCAAGGCCGCTTTCGTCTGATAGACGGAAACACTGAAGGGATCTGAATCATGGCTGTATTCACCGTCACTCACGCTCAGCGTGTAGATGGCTACGCCGTGATTCAGACCCTTGAGGCCACAGACATCACGATCGGTCAAACGATCATTGTTGCAGGAGTAGGGAACAATTTTGATGCGACGTATATCGTTCAAGCGGTTCCTACTTTTGAGTTTGCTGGTGTCGGCTACGAAGGTGATTTTCAATATGATTTTGATGTCACCATCACGAATCAATTACTTGTCAAATCAAACTTTGACAACTATCAGAGATCTGCAGCGACAGGAACAGTCACATGGACACAGTCCTGCACTTGGCTTTCATCAACGGCACCTGTGATCGAGTTTCTTGGGATCGCGTCGGCCACGGCAAATGACACCGCGTTTCTCACGACTTGTGTTGCAGCTGCGAACGCTTGGTGTTTTTCAAGACGTGTGCAGGCTGGGTACCATGATCAACTGAATAGTGCGCCTAATAGTGCCGTACTGCTTGGAGCGACAATTTATGCTGCGGGCCTGTACCGTGAAAGGGGCACAACTGGAGACAGTTACGCATCGTTTGGAGACATGAGCGGACCGCCGTTGATGACTCTCGGACGCGTCAACCAGTTGCTCGGCATCAAACGCAGTCAGGTGGCTTAATGTGGCAGGCATCTTCACAGACACCATTGACACCGTGTCAGCGTCGCTCACGGCGCTCGGCCTTAAACCCGTCACCGATTCGCGCAACGCACGCCCGCTCACAGTGTTTGTCGAGTTACCAACCTTCACCTGTTTCAACAACCAAATCGCAGATATCACAGTTGATCTCCGCATCCTTGGCGCGCCACCCGGCAACAGTGACGCAACCAATTACATACTCGGCGTGGTTGACACAATTATGAACAGCCCTATCGCCGTTGTGAGTGGCTCACCGTCGCTCGCTCAGATCGGTTCGCAAGAACTACCCGCATACGACTTAACCATTAGAATCGCTTCAAAGCGCATCCCATAAAGGAAACATCATGCCCACAACAAAAACCGTTTACCTGTCCAACCCAAGCGTCACCATCGGGTCTACCGAGGTAACCCAGAACACTTCTGCAGCCAGCCTAGAAATCGGCTACGACAGTCTTGAATCGACGACCTTCGGCGATACCGGGCACCGCTTCGTGTCAGGCCTCCAAATGGTGAACGTCACCTTGACAATGTTCCAGAACTACGGTACAGGCGAAATCGAAGCCACCCTGTTTGATCAGGTCGGCGACGGCACCACCACTTTGGTCATTTCACCAGCATCAGGAGCCGAGTCTGCGAGTAACCCGAAGTACACGATTAGTAACGCAATGCTGGCCTCGTTCACGCCGATCGTTACAACCGTTGGAGAACTCAGCCAAGTATCAGTCACCTACACTGGCGGCACTTGGGTGCGCGACATCACCCCGTAATTAATAACTAACAAAAGGACCCCGACATGATTGGCATGACATTAAAAGTAGAAATGGCAGACGGTGAAACATTCGAAGCACCGATCACCTACGGAGTTGCGTGCAGATGGGAAGATCACCATCCGACGCTCTCCGTGGGCCGTTTCTTAGAAGACATGAAGTTCAAGCCTCTCGCATGGTTGGCTTGGGATGCGTTACGAACCAAGAAGATTGTGGTGCCGTTGTTTAGCACTTGGGTAGAGAACGTCATGGATATCACGTTTGTCCCAAAAGCCAAACAGGGCCCGCAGGACGAGCCACCAACCTGATCGCGCAGCTCGCTGTTCGGACAGGCATCAGTCCATTGGATCTGATGGAAACACCAGCCCAGATCATTGATGAAATGGTCAGGCTGATAATCGAGCAGAACGAGAGCAAGCGATGACAATTCAGGTGAAAGGTGTGGGCGAAACGCTGAGAGAACTTGGCAAGATCAACCCTTCACTGAAGAAAGAATTGAACAAAGACATTCGCAACATTTTGAAGCCGTTGCTCGCCGAGATCAACCAGTCAATCCCGTCGGCACCTCCGCTGTCTGGGATGGCTCACAACGGGCGCACCGGGTGGAGTAACCGCAAGAACTCGGTGATTAAGATTGATTCACGAAAGCCCCGTAGAAACCTCAACGAGCCCCGTATGAGTGTTCCTGTCAACATTGTTCGGATTACTACTAAGGGCGCGCCTGTGGCGATTGTAGACATGGCTGGGAAGGCTGGAGGGTCGTCGTCTAGGCGTGAACCTAAGTATCAGCGTCCTATGTTTGCAAGATTGTTGCCGGGTGCGCCGTCGCGTTTCATGTGGGCTAAAGCAGCGGACTCGTTGTCTATGATTGAACGAGAAATGGACTCCACGATCAAGGCCGTGGTGCTCAAAGCAAACCGAGAAATGGCAAGGATTCGCTAATGGCAATCAACATTCCGATCATTACCAGCCTTGAAGACACAGGGATTAAAAACGCTAAAGCCGCGTTCAACGATTTTAAGACTGCTGTCGGTAGTGCTCAAGGTGGCATGGGCAAGTTTAAGGCTGGCTCAAAAGTCGCTTTGGATGCGGTCGCCGCTAACGCCGCTAGTTTCGGTCTCGCAGCAGGAGCCGCAATCGGCACTTTCGCAGTCAAAGCAGTCACTGCTTTTCAAGACCTTGCGTTAAGTGCAGGCAAGTTCGCTGACGCCACAGGTCTGGCCGTTGAGGACGCGTCACGCTACATCGAAGCAGCAGGGGACATCGGCGTCCCGATTGATGCTGTTGAAGGCGCGATTGGTCGACTCAACAAAACGATCGGTGCCGACCCTGACAAAGTTCGTGACCTTGGTGTTGACCTTGTCTACCTCAAAGACGGATCGCTGGATGTTAACGCAACATTCCTAAACACCATTGAACGCATCAAAGGCATCAAGGACCCAGCAGAAAAAGCCCGAGTCGCCGCGCAGCTCCTAGGCAAGGGCTGGCAGTCAATGTCAGAACTTATCGAGATGGGTGCCGACGATCTTAAAAGATCCTTGGACAGTGTTTCTGACGCCAAAGTTATTGACCCAGAAGAACTAAGAAAAGCAAAAGAGTTTCGCGCCGCTTTAGATGAACTTAAAGGTGTTTCTGAAGATTTGACTTTAGAAATAGGCGAATATTTAGTGCCCGCATTGAGCGACTTAGCAGGTGTCCTAAAAAATCTTGGCGGGCTTAAAGACTTGTTTGAAAAGATACCCGGCTCAAGTTGGCTGATGGATCAGATCAACTTTGTTTCACCTGCCGCTACTGCTTACAACATTCTTAGTTCTGCAGTGGGTGGCGTCGTCGGCATTTTTACTGATGACGTTCCTAAAGCGTTGATTCAGTCGGGACCATTTTTAGGTTATGTTGACAAAGTTCGCACAGGACTTGAAGAAACTGAACAAGCGATGCTTGACCTTGAAGCAGCAACGGCTGAAACTGATCTTGCTTTTGAAGGCCTAAAAAATGAGTTGAGACTTGATAGCGCAATTGCTGATGCCAAAACACAGTTGGATGGTTTGAAGGAAAAGGCTGTTGAAGCGTATAAAGGTTCTGATGCTGCTTTAGCAGAATATGAGCAAGGTTTAATTGACGCCAAACTCTTGGTCCTTGAACTTGCTGGTTCGGTCACTTTGTCAAATGCACAGAAGGACAAGATTCGAGTCCTTGTTGATACTGGTGAACTTGAATATGCGTTAGCCCTCATTGATGCGATCGGTTCTAATGGTCACGCTGATCTTGTTGCTGCAGCTGCTGCTAAAGCACTTGCGGCGGGTCGCAGTTTGCGGATACCGGGCAGAGCAGAGGGTGGTCCTGTGGCTGGGGGCTCGACTTATCTTGTGGGTGAGCGTGGCCCTGAGTTGTTTACACCGGGTACGTCTGGAACGATCACACCAAACAATGCGATGGGCGGTAGCACCAGTATCACTGTCAATGTGAACGGTGGCGACCCGAATCAAGTTGTTGCCGCAATCCAACGCTGGGTCCGCGACAATGGCGCAATCCCAATGACAACAACAACTGCGATCCGCCGATGACAATTAACACCGCTTGGCAAATCAAAATCGGGTCACTGGCAAGCCCGACTGATTTCAGCAGTCGTGTGTTAAGCATGAACATTGACCAGTCAGTTGACGTCAATGTGGTCGGTCGCGGTGTTTGCTCAATAACTTTGTTAAACAAAGACGGCGCATTGACACCCGGTGGTGGTGGCACATATTCGGCAACCGATTGGTTTGCTCAAGGTGTGTTCGTTTCGTCTTTAACTAACATTGGTGCTGGCAACACAACCACTGATGTGTTTCACGGCATCATTACTGATTTTGAATTAGTCGACGACGGCGTATTTTCTACGGTAACAATTACTGCTCAAGATGGTTTGAGTATTGGTGGACGCACAAATAATGTGACAGTACCTCTCGCTTTCACTAGCAATTATTCGCTATTTGTTTCGTATGCTGTTGGCGGAATTGTTGCTTATCCACTTAATTATCCGAAACTTGGCAAAACTACTGCAAGCGGTTCATATAACAATTTGACTGGCGCCGACCCTCAAATAACTTCCGATCTTTCAACATATTCCACGTATGCAGATTTTTTGCAGACGGCTATTGTCCCTTCAGCAAATGATGTTGTGTGGGCTTACAACATTGCTGAGGTCGGTACTGTTGCCACATATAACATTGCTGGCGTTCCTTCCACAATGACTCGAGTTGATGCTGGAGCAACAACATTTGAGTTTGTACCAAGTAGTTCAGTTACTGGCACAAAATTGCCTTTTAGTTTGTACGGATTCAGTCAACAATTCAACAATGACGAACTAATTACCCAAGCCAACATTAAAGGCGTTTATGCCGGAGCCACAACAGCCACGGTGAACAGTGCAAACATTTCAACTTATGGGAACCGTACTGCTTCATTCACTGGAACTTTTGTTGAGAATGACACTGCCGCTGTTGCAATGGCAAACAATTTGATCAACCGTTATTCAAACATTTCGTTTACTCCTGCCTCGCTTGAGTTGACGGCCTCTATGGTGGAATCTAAGTGTGCTGACGCCGCTCATAGTCAGTGGTACAACTTGTTGAGTATTCGTAATGGTTTGTGGCAAAAGGTTTTGGTGACGTGGACTGGTTCTGGTGCATCGTCTCAGACCGCTGAATGTGTTGTGTTTGGTCGCAGTATTAATGTGACGCCTGAGGACACGGTTATTTCGGTGCGTTTGAAGTCGGGTGCTGATAATCAGTCGTTTATTTTAGATAACAGTAGTTTTGGGGTTCTTGACCAGAACCGTCTTGGATAAGGAGAAAACATTATGGCGATAAATCCGAACACACAGTTTTCCAGTGGTGCTGTCTACACAGCAGATCAGGCAAATCGGTTCCCTCGTGGGGTTATGGGTGCTGTGTACCGCACCGCAGGCAAC